CATTAGATGATTACAAATGGACTACGTACGTAAAATCTCCGAGAGAGGTACAGAGGCAGTTTCGTGAGTTATTCTCCAAGCTTGTTAAAAATTTTGGGCACTGAGATCGCATCCGCAGTATTAAAAAAACATTCGCCAGAGCAGCGTTTGTTCCAGGCAATTGTATTACAAGCTTTTGAAGATGCACTTAGTACACATGGCACTAAAGAAGATTCTTATTTAAAAAAAGATGCCCATGATTGGTTTTTAGAAAGAAACAAATCTTTTGAATATGTTTGTTGGAACAGTGGTTTTGATCCAGAAATAATACATGAAAAATATAAAAGATTACTTAGAGAAGGTAAAGTTACATTTACAGAGCTGCAACAGTCATGGGTTAAGTATCGTGGATTATACAAAGATTATAGAGCAGCAAGTAACAGTAAGGAAAGGAAAAATATTATGGATAAAATTATGAGAGTAAAAGTAAAATAGTCATGGTGGTCTTATAAATTTAACACCCCGAGGGGGTAAAGTTCTGAGAGCATTAAAAAAAGCAAACCCCTCGAGGTGCAAACAATTGAAAGGTATATATGAAAAACCCATCAGTTATATTTATAACATAACAACGGATAACGGACAAATAAAATCTATTATAAAGATTATCTAGACCCCTGTAATAAAAAAAGTACCCTTGGGGGTCAAATAGGTGTCCCTGGTGTCCCTAATCAACTATTAATCAATTATATCAACACTTTTAATCAATTTTAATGGTGTCCCTGTGGTGTCCCTGTGGTGTCCCTAGAGACACCACTCTAGCGGGAACGCTATCAAAACAATTCCAGGTAGTTTAATTATGATGAAATAATCTATATAATAAAAAAATTATGATGAAAAAAGGTTTACAATTCTTAGCATCTCCAGAAGGTAGAAAGATGGCCAAAGAAGCTTTTAGAAAAGGCTTTCGAACTTTTAAATCTGCTGTTGAGAGAAAAAAGAAAAGGCCAAAAGATTCACCACCTGTAGTTCCATATGATTTAGTCAAAGCTGATGTTAAAAGAAAAATTAGAGGAACTAAGTTAACAACCGCTGCTGAAATAAAAGCAACTCCAGGATTAAGACGAAGAATGATTGTTAGAATTGAAAAAGCTAAAAAAGACAAACCAAAATTTAAAAGTCCAGTAATTTATGGTAAAGCATATGCATCAGATAAAGCAGGTAAAACCATGCAAGTACAACCACTTACTTTTGCTCAAAGAAAACTTATGAAAAAAGAAATGAGACAAGCTGCTATTGATCAGTACAATAAACAATTTTTAAGTAAGAAAAAAAAGGGTGGAGTTGCAGGTTACAAAAAAGGTAAGTTTGTATAATGCTCAGTTGGTTAAGAAAATGGTTAGGCATAGATGCACAAGATTTTAGAATAAGAAGATTAGAGAGAGCAAAATATTGGAAAGAAAAATATGCCTTTAAAGAAAAAAGAACTTAGAACAGAGTTAGATCTAACTCCAAAACAAAGAATGTTTGTCGAAATCTACGTAAAGGATTGGGGTAACATTACTCAAGCTGAAGCTCTAAAACGTGCTGGCTATGTTTGTAAAAACGAAAATGATTATGGAGTTATGGCCTCAAGATTATTATCTAGAAGGTTAAACCCACATGTTGCAAAATATTTCGATAAAAGATTTGAAAAAGAAATTAAAATGTATGAAGGTGATAACCTCAGACGTTACAAAAGATTTGAAAGACTAGCTGATAAGGCAGAAAAGAAAGATCAATATGCTGCTGCTATTAATGCAGAGTATAGATCTGGACAGTTAGCTGGTGCTTTTGTTGATCGTAAAGAAGTAAGAGTAACAGGTCTGGAGGGTATGTCACGTGAAGAACTTGAAAACAAATTATCCGAGTTATCGCAAAAGATCGATGGCTATAATGCCAAAACAATCGAAGCGAAACCCGAGCACGTTGAAGAAATTGAAAACAGCTAGTTGGTCTGAATGGATCAAAGCTTTTAACAGTGTACATAATTCCACAATGTATACATCATTAGGTAATGTTATAGTCAGAGTAAATGAGAAGAAAAATTTCAATAAATAAAAAAGCAAAACATTGGAAGGATAGATATCCTTTAGTAGAAATCCAGTGGTACGATATTTGCTCCGATAGCTCATGGCAATCTATTGATCACTGCTTAAAATCAAAACTGCCTGTTTGCGTAACAAAGGGACACTTACTGACTCAATCAAAAGGAACTACAAGAGTGTTTGGAGATTACTCTGAGACCGAAAAGGGGGAGATTGACGAGATAGGAAATACCACTATTATTCCAAATTGCGTTATAAAAAATATTAAAAAACTGATTTAAATGAAACAAGAAAGTTTGCTTTGGAAATGCGTAAAAAAAGGACTGACCAGATTCTTTTTAACCCGCATAGAATCTAGCACAATTAACGGAATACCAGATATACATGCAGTCAACAGGACTGGTATATTTTGGATAGAATTAAAATCAGATGAACTCAGTTTTCCAAAGCTAAACAAATGGCAAATAGTTTGGATTAATAGATATGTCAAACATGGAGGAACTGTTTTAATCTTCAAAGAGACCCCCTCGAAGGCGACTATTAAACTGTACAGGCCAGTGTCCAGTTTCACCGATCCTCGCTCGTTGAAGCCCGTTGCCTCGTTCTCGTCTCGTGGTCAATGGCCACGGATCCAGGAGCAGCTGGAGAAGGAGCTGGTCCTTCGCCAGCTGGGATCCTGAAGCTCGTTCCACGCCCACGTTTTCTTTTCCTCTTTGTTAGTTACCGTGGGCATGGAACCAGCAGCAGGGTCTCGTTCTCGTTCATAGAACTCCCGTACCTCGTTCTCGTTTAATTAAGAGCTCCCCCCCAGCAGCGTGTACCACAGGACTGAGATCCAGGCACAACTGGTGGCCAAATATATTGGAAAAAAGTTCTTGACATTTATCCCATCAGGTCTTATCTAAGGTCAGGCTGATATTGTAGGTATAGAGGAATTGTATG